ACCGCGTTCAGAGCCTTGGAGGAGAAGAACCCCGAGGAAATGGACAAGGCGCGCGCGATCTATTTCGGGTTCTGAATGCAAGACAGCCGCCCCGGTCTCCCGGAGCGGCCTCTATAGCGGAGCGTGAATCTCAACGCTGAATTTGTGATATGGTCGCGCTCATGACCGTCGCTGATTTCATCGAGCAACTGAAGCTTCTGCCCCAAGATGCAGACATCATCCAAGAGTATGACGGACGATGGAACGACAGCCCCGAGATGTTTCTCTACGAACCGGGCGAGGCCCTGTGGGGCCGCACGTTTGAGCGCCACACCGTGGTAATCTAGCCCGGTCGTGGCGGCGGCGGACAGTCCAGCCCCTGCATCCCCATGGTGTCGAAGAACCGGCATAGCCGCGACACCCGCGCCCAGCCTTCCTCGCCCCAGGCTTCGACGGCGTTGTCGTATTGCTCGCCCGCGATGCGGCTGGTCAGCACGTCGTCAGGCGGGACCGGCTTGGGCTGGACGATCAAATCTATTGCAGGCGGGAAGGCTCCGACCGGCTTCGCGCAACTGGCGACAGCGGCGCCTAAGCTCGCGATCATCAGGGCGGCTGTCAGGGATCGCTTCAGCGGCATGGTCTCTCTCCTCTTGCCGGTTGCGGATGGTGGTGGTTTCGGTCTGGCGCTCGACAGCGGCTGTTTCCCGCGCGCCTGACGCCTTCGCCTCGGTCTTCTGTGTCTGGACCGCCTGACGGTCCCGTTCGCCCTGTGCGCCCCTGTATGAGCAATAGGCGCCGGTCAGGACGAAGGCGGTGATGATGGCGACGATCAGCCAGCCGGTTGGGGTGAAGGTCCGCCAGATCATCGGCTTTTCTCCTGCATCACGGCTTCAGCCATGGCCAAGATCACCTCGTCTGACAGCCCCGCGATGAAAGCCCTCTCGTCGCGCTGGTTGGCTTCGTCACGATGGAGCGTCCATTCGACCGCGCCGTCATAGGTTCGGGCCTTCACAAGACGAAGCGGCTGGTTGTGACGGGTCTTGCCGATGGAATATTCGATCTTCGCCGGGATCATCGGACCAACTCGAAGTGCGGCCGGTCTTTCGTCGTCTTCCAGTCGCCGCCCCAGGCGATCTTGACCCCCAACTCGGCCGCCGCAGCCTTCATGGCCTTGGCGATGGCGTCGTGTTTCGGGAACTTCGCCGGGCCTTCATAGTCGACGGGGAATGGCGACAGATCGACGGCATGGCCGTGGCCATCCGCCTTGGCGAAGTGGTTGCTCGTGAGCGTCCAGGTGACGACCTGGCCCGGCTTGGTCCGGCCTTGGGCGTAGAGTTCCTTCTGCCGCGCCGGCGTCCTGACCCCCTCAAGGACCAGAAAGTCGGTCGCGGTCTTCTTGATCGCCAGTTCCACGACCTTCACAAGGTCGGGATGAACGCCCTTCAGGCGGGCACGGGATTGCTGCCCCAGCACGTAGGTCATGGTCTTCTCCAGATTGTGAGAGGGTGGACGGGTTCAGTCGCCCGTTTCGACGGTCAGGCCAGCAGGACCGGCGCGGGCCTCGACCCGCTTCAGACCGCCAGAAGCCAGCCGGAACACCACCACACCAAGGATGGCGATCAGGGCCAGTCCGATCCCGGCCAGGGCCTCGATGCGACGCTCGGCCACCGCCTCGGGCCAGACCGGCAGGCCCAGCCATTTCCAGGCCGGGGAACCGCCGATCAGCATGATGATCCACGCGACCATCAGGGACAGGGCGGGACCGGCCAGGGCCAGAGCCCAGACCACCCACTCCGAGGGCTTAGCGACGACCGTGGCGGCCTCGGGCGTGTCCGCCCCTTTTGTGGCGGCGGCGACGGCGTTCATGGCCTCAGTGGCGGCGGGGTCGGTCATTTCGGGCGGCTCCTGGACGGCGCGACAGGCACGGCCGGCGCCACTGCTGTGACCCACGCCATCTTGTCCTTTAGGTCGTCGATACTGGCGGACTGGTGGGCGACGTGGACCTCAATCCGCGCCATTGAGGTGGCCAGCCCCGCCAAGGCGTCGTTCGTCTTTTCGACAGCGGAAACCCTCTGAAACAGCCGCCCCAACGCAAAGGCGATGGTGGCGGTCTGGATAAGCAGAAACGTCGCCAAGGCGATCCAGGCGGAAGGGGTCATAGGCGATACTCCACGCCGGGATTGTTCAGGTGCGTCCACGATCAGCCGCAAGGGCGAGCCCGGCGGTCGTGAACACTTCCATGGCGCGGGTGCTGATCGCCCGGTTCCAGACGCAGGCGACATCGAAGATCATCGACGACTTGTTGAGGTCGGACATATTGCCGCCGATCAGCAGCGGGATCGGGTTCTCGTCATAGCCATATTCGTTCATCTCATCGATGTCCCACTGACCACCCAACAGGGTGATCGCGTTTTCCTCGCGCATGATGATCTGCATGGCGCCGCCCCCGAGGTGGCGGATGAACATCGCATAGGGGTGGTCCAGGCGCGCCGACCACGGCTTGGAGATGGTCTGGCGATTGTCGCCGCTGGCCTCGCTGACATGGTCGACATAGCCGCCGAACACCTCCCCGGCGGTGATCCCTTCCGTGCCGATCTGTTGGGTGAAGATGCGCCACCCAACGAGCAGATCGAGGCGGCGCGCCGAAATGATCGACTGGGCCGAGTTGGCCAGAGATGGCGGCGGCGCATTGGTCAGGATCAAACCCACCGTATAGGGCTCTCTCAGGTCTAGGTCCGGGCCATGGACATAGCGGAAGCCCTCAAGCTCCAGCCCCTCGTCAGGAAGGGCCGTCGAGGCCCCTGTTCCGCCCAGCGCAAAATAGGTCCCGGTCACGTCGTCTTGCACGCCCAGCGCCAGGGTCGTTTCCGCGAACCGGAACTGGCGCGTCAGGCCGCTCGACGGCAGGCCATAGGTGTTCACCGGCACGATGGCGGGGCCGTCGAGGCCGGGGGTGGCGTCAATCGCCAGCTCTTGCAGCAGGGTCGTCATTCGATGGGCTCCAGGAAGACTACGCAGTGGTTGTTGAGGGGGTAGGGCTGGCCCTGGCGGTTTCCGTACGCGCCGGCGAAGCTGAAGACGCTCAGGGCGTCGTCGCTGTCGTGCAGGTTCCCGCCGCGATTATCGCGGGCCAGCGTGGTCGGGTCGGTCAGGACGCCAAGAGACGCGCGGTCGGCCGTCCAGCCTCTGAGGACGGTGTCGCCACCCTCCAGATAGGCGTCGCGAACAACGGCCGATCCGGTCGAGTTGCGCAGGATCACCGCCCCATATCCCAGGGCGTTCTGGACCAGGGCCAGGGTGTCGCCCGTGGTCACATATTCCGTGGACGCCACGCCGCTGGCATAGGCCGCGCCCGACCGAACCGCCGTGATCGGCCCGATATTGTCGATCCAGTCCTGGCGGCCGTAGCGCAAAAAGGCGTCCGACGTCCCTATGGTGGACGCCAGTGTCACTTCGACGGTGTCCTCGGACACGACCGACCAACTCGTCACCTCTATCGCCGATCCGGGCGAGGCCGGGGTTCCGTTCAGGACCTCGAAACCTCGGGTCTTCAGCGCCACCTGGGCGATGTCCGAAATGCGCAGTGGCGGGACCGGCACGTGAAACTGCGCGCGCACGGTCGTCCCGTCCACTCGCCAGACGCGGATCGGCTGCAGCGGGGTCCAGTTTTGGCCCTCGCGCAAGATCTTGTCGGCGATGCGCCCGACGATCTCGCCGCGCCACAGTTGGCCGTCTGCGGCCATATGGATCGGGTCGCCATGAATCCAGCCGCCGCCGAAAAAGGCGTAGAGTTCATATTCGGCGTTCAAGGCGGACGGCATCTGATAGCGCGGGCAGGCCAGGAAACAGTCGTCATAGGTATCGGCGACGATCATTTGGGCCTCGGCCGCCGGCCCCATGGGCGTCTGCGTCATCATCCACAGCACCCGGTCCTGCCCCGTGATGGCCTTGACATCGGTCATGGCGGCGGTGCGCAGGGCCTCGAAGTTGGCGACCCATCCGTCGATCACCTGCTGTCGCGTCAGGACCGATCCTCCGGCCGTCAGGCGCAGATCGCTTTCGGCCTCGCCTTGGTCGAAGATCACCAGGCCGTGCGCGAAATCCTCCAGACCCCACCGCGCCGCCTCGGCCTTGGCGCGGCCGATGTCGTCGATCAGCGTCTCATAGTGCCCCGTCCCGGCTCCGGGCAGCAGGGCGTCCAGATAGATGCCGCCCGTGGAGGCGCAGTGGAACACCAGATGCGGCCCTGCATTCGGCATGTTGCGGCGCAGAAACCGCCCGCCCGCCGAAGTCAGCTTAAGGCCGGCCGAGACGCCGTGCGCGCCATATTCGAACCGCACCCCGATCTGGTCGTCCCGCTCGATCAGTCGGACAAAGCCCAGGCTGGCGTCCGGTCGGTCTTCCGGGTTCGGCCCGAACAGCCCCATGCGCGCCCAGGTCTGGATATGCCCGCCCATCGAATAGTCGCCGAAATCCCAGGTCGGCGACGACACATTGCCGGCCTGGGCGCCGCCCGCATTGGACTGCCCGTAAAAGCTCGCCATCAGGCAGGACGGCAGGCCCGCCGGCTGCGGCAGGCCCCGGATTGTGGGGGACAGGCCTGAACCCGTGCGGGGGACCGCGAACGCCGCCGTTTCCATGTTAGACAGGACCAAACCGCCGGCCATGACCGGGTCGTCGTGGAACAGGTTGCTTTGACGTTGGGTCAGAATGCGGCCGGACTCCATGATGGCCCACCGGATCTGATTGTCCCCCCCGCCCGTGATGGCCGCCATCACCTTGTCGCCCAGGACCTCGATGTCCGGGTTTTCGATCCAGTCGGAATCGTTGGCGATGGCGGTGGCGATCATCTCGCTCAACTGACGAAACACCCCTTCGGACATCAGGGGCGCCAGCCAGACCCATTCCTCGGCTACGCCGTCGTAGCTCCAGATGCCGTTTCCGTTCTCGACGTCGCCCAGCGGGTCGGCGACCACCATGACGGAATCGTTGGCCTCAGGCCCGACGATGTCGGCCAGATCCGCGACGGTGCTGACCGCGCGGCCCGAGACGCTGGCGGCCGCCAAACCGACCACCAGACGCAGCAGGCCGCGAATGTCGCTTTTATGGGGCTTATGAAAGCCTGAGGCCGGCACCCCCTTGATCTTATGGTCGCGATAGGTGTCGTCGATGACGTCCAGAATCGCCTCTGGCGTTGCCATAGGTGTGCTCCGTCTTTGATTGTGAGGAAGGCGCGCGGAAAGGGACGCGCGAAGGGTCAGTCGGCCGTGATCACCAGGCGTAGGGCGTTGGGCTAGCTAGGCCCGGTCGCCACCGGCCCGACAGGCCCGACATCGGCGGACGGAACATCGTCGTCATCATAGGCCGTGACCCAGACGTAATAGCTTCCGGCTGCGCGGCTCAGATCGACGGACTGCGGCGTATAGACCCCGCCGACCGGACGTTCCGGCGTCGCGGTCGCTCCGGTCAGGGTGGCGGTCGTATTGGTCCGGACGATGCAATAGGCGACGGGTTGCGCCGGGTCGCGATACCCCACCCGCAAGACGCCGGCCGAAGGGCTCGTGGCTGTCAGATTGGTGGGGGGGGGGACGATGGCTTCGGATTCTGAAGTCGTGACCGGACCAGCCGGCCCAACGGGAGCAGAAACCATGCCGAAGCTGTCAACAGCTTGAAGCCAGTAGCGGTAGGTTCCGAGCACGGACGGCGTGTCCGTCGTTCGAACAAGTTCGCCCGGCGCGCCGCCGTAGAAGTTCACGACGGTCGCATCCGCAAAACTGGCTGTCGTCCCGCGATAGATGTTTACGAAGTCGTAGATCCCGCTGAAGGGGTTGCGCCAGGACAGGTTCACCTTGGGGCCGTCTGCTGCAGCACCGAACTCCGTGGGCGCTTCGACGTAGGGCTCGACCGGCGCCTCTTCTCCGACAGGCGGCGTCCTTCCTTCTTCGGTTGCGGGGTCCCATGCGTCGATGTCAGGATCGGCCTGGATGAGGTCGAAGGTCACGGTCGCGGCGTTGAAGTCGATCTCGACGTTCATGACCTCGCAGACGACGTCGGTCATAGAGGCCAGGACGGGGTTTTGCACGCGGATGTAGCGCTCACCCAAGCCGTTCAGGCCATAGATGCCCGTGCGAACGGTGCCGCGCCGTGGTGCGTTGACCTTGCTCATTTTACGCTTCGCCAGACGGCGGGCCTGAGTGTGGTGGCTGACCCAGGTCAGGCCGAGGCTTTCTGACCTGACCTTGCCCCTGGTGGCGATGTCGGCTTCGTCCCGCCACGCATCGCATTCGACCTCAGTGAAGTCGTGCTCGGGGCTGACGTAGGAGACGATCAGCTCGTTGCAGGCCTCTTCGTCGGTCTGGCCACGGCGCCAGCTGAATGCCTCGATATGGTCTGCGCCGATGGTGAACTCTGGCTCGTCGTATCGGCCGGCCTTCAGGATCAAGCGGCCCTGACCATCGGTCGTCATCCAGCCGTCCATCGATGCCAGGAGATTGGTTCGAATGGCGTCGGGTTCGGTGGCGCTGTTCCACCCGCCGGCCCAGCGATAGCGAGGCTCTGTGCCCCCGATCTTGGGGACCAAGGCGTCGCAATAATCTGCCTCATCGGTCAAATCGTCGAGAACCGGGGCGACGGTTCGAGACCATGAACGGCCGAAATACCACCACTCAAGATGCACGAGCCATACGACAGGGTTAGGCGTCGCCTTCCAGGTGCTTTCGTCCAGACGGTCTTGCGAGGGGTCACGCCAGTCGAAACAGACCGGCGTGATGATGGCCGACGGGATGATTTCGCCGTTTGGGAAATGGGTGCTGAAGCTCTCGCGGGATCTGTGCTGGGCGAAGATGCCAAGGGACGATACTCCGTCTCCTCTGGCGTCCGCTGGCCACACGGCGTCGAACTCGGAAGGGAAGATTGAATACCGGGTCTCAGCGGGCAGGCCGAGGCGATAGTCGATGCGGACCAGATCGCCGGTGCCGTAGCGCCCGCCGTCACCCTCCTGAACCCAGCCGCCCGACACGGTGACCTTGTCGTCGTTCAGATAATAGCCCGACACCGACGCCAGCCGCTGATCGCAAAGCGCAATGACGAGCGCGAGCTTCGAACCCACGGCTTCGCGCAGCATATAGGGCCCAGACATCCGCACCGGGCCGCCGCCGCAATACTGCCGGGGAGGGCGGCTCTGCTTCTTGGTGAGCTTCTGGCTTTCGGGATTGGGGGCCTGGGCCTGTGCCACTGCCGAAAGGCCCATCTGGACCCCGGCATAGAGCACGGCCTGGGCGCTGTAGAACAGGGTCGCAGAGATGACCGCATGAGCCGTCGTCCCGTAGCCGGCGGCGGCGAAGAAGGTCGCATAGGCCCAGTTGGCGAATGCTGCCGCAGCCTGGGGGATGGCTTGAGGCATTCATACCCTCCAGGCTTTGATGACGACCGCAGGCTCGACAACGAGACCCGCACCTTTCGCGGCCCAATGGGGACCAAGGCAGATTGCAGCGAGGGGATGACCGCTCATGGTGACTAGGCCGATGTCACCGCGCCCCGGGGACGTCGTCTCGACCAGGGCGGCACGGGCCGCGCATTCGGTCATCACGGCTTCCAGGCCGCCAAGACGGCGCAGCAGCCGCTCCCGCCCCAACGCCGTGGCGTATCGCCCTCTCAGGTGTTCAGCTGGATCCGCGCAACCCGTCGCCAGCATCACCCAGTCTGCGACGCATAGGGCGCAATCGTTTTGACCGTCCACGAAAGGCGTGGCGGCCATGTCTTCCAGAAAGGCGTCCAGCATTTAGCCGGGCCACTTGATGGTGCTGTCGATCGAATAGCCCGCGACGCGGCAACAGAAGGCGTCTGTGGGGCTGCGGCGGCGCTGGTCGGCATCGGTTAGGAAGGCCAGGAAGGGGCGTGTCCGATCCGTATAGGCTGAGGCGACGGACAGCTTGACTTGGCGAACAACCTGTCCGCCTCCACCGTCTTGATCGACTGACGGCATATCCGCCGTGCCGTCCCAGGCCCAGCAGATCGGCGTCGATTGCCAATCCTCGTCGAAGAAGACGACGCCAACGTGGAGCGGGGCGCCGATAACTTCATCAGCCTCTTCATCAGCAAGCGAGACGGTCTTTTCATCCACGCCGCTGAGCGAGAACTCGATCCGCTCGGCCGTGCCTCCAATCAACTGGCGCAAGGCTGGGATTTCCCCGACCAGACCGATGCCCTGATAAATGCCGCCGGCTTCGTCCACGTCGTCGGGCGGCAGATAGAGGTCGCCGGGTCCGGTCCACGCCCTGATCGGATCGCCTTCCTTGAGTCGGATTAGGACGAAGACGGCGTAGCGGGGAGCCCCGCTCTCGGACAGGACCCGGATCTGTTCGGGCAGCATCAGAAGGCCTCGATCCAGCGCGCCGTGGCTTCGATGTGCCGGGTAACCTGAAGCGCCCCGAGGAACTCGTCAGGATTGGCCAGACGGCAAGGGCAGCCGACCTTATTGAAGTCGAGCGTGTCCCCGACGACGACGCCTTCCCGCAGCGGCGGGCGAATGGTCAGGACATCGCCTTCGACACGGCCGACCGTGTAGCGGCGGCGGCCCATCGTCGGATGAATAATGGAAAAGCGCTCACCCCCCAGCAAGGACTGGCTGGCGCCGGAAACGACCAGCGAGGTCGATCTCAGAGCGGCGCCCGCAGAAACCGAAATCGTGAACCCGACTCCGGCGAACAAGGAGCCGTCACCAAAGGAGGCGCCATCGCTGAAGCTGACAGGCGCGCCCGTCATCAGGGGAGAGAACGGCTCTTCGAACGAGAAAGCGATCATCGGCGTCGCCCCGCCGTCCATCAGAGCTTCCAGCGCGCGCGCGACGCGGATTTTCTCAACGGTGTGGAAGAAGAAGGACTGCTCCCCGACCCACAGGCCGCCGCCGTCCAGCCGCGAGAGTCGGGAGACCCCGCCAACGGTCTGGCCACCGTTCGCCGTCACGCTCGACAGTCGCCAGTTTTCCTCTCGCGGCGTCAGGATTTTCCAGGGCCACTCCAGCATCAGGTCGTTCCCAAGCGGCGCATGGACTGCTGGACAGCCCCGGCGCCCTTGCGGGCGATGGTGCTGGACGCCCGCACCGCACGGCCCTCGGAGGCCCGGTTCATGGCGTTCATCTGGTCGAGCAGATCTTGCGTCAGAACGGCGCCCCGCAGATCGAAATAACCGCCGCCGCTCTTGCTACCCATGGCCTGGACGGCATGAGCAGGGATCACGTCAGTGCCCGACGGCAGGTTCGCGAGGATTTCTCCGGCGTGGACATAGGCCAGGCCTCCGCCGAAGTTCGACACGCCGCTGGAGAAGCCGGGAATGCGGAGCGTGGACTTGATCGCGGAGAAGATGGACGAGGCCAGGCCGCCACCGCCGCCCGAACCGGCACCGGACCCGCCGAAAAGCATGTCTGCCAGCGGCTCAGTGATCCCCTTGCGGACGCTGATGGCCAGCAGATCGGCTAGGATTTGCCGCGCGACCGCCGAGAAGGTCTCGCCCAGGCTCTTGCTGTTCATGATGGCATCGACCAGCCCGTCATTCAGCGCATCCAGACCGCGCGCCGCGACATTCTCGTAGGCCTCTGCGATCTCGTCCGCCGTCTTCAGGCTTTCGTCCCGCCAGGCTTGAAGCGGCGACAGGTTGTTGCGGATGACGGCGTCGCGCTCACCGCGTTCGATACGGCCGTTGGTGGCCATGGCGCCGTCGCGCTCGGATTGGCTGAGCGACGGATTGCGGTCCAACTCCAGACGCAGGGCTTCGCGGCGCTGGCGCTGGGTGATCTCCAGCAGGTCCAGTTCGATCCGTTGGCGTTCTTTTGCGGTGCGAGCGGCGCCGGACTGAAGCGACAGCAGATCGGCGGTCAGGCCAGAGAGCAGCTTCTCCGTCGCCAGGCGCTCGTCTTGGATTTCGCGGAAGGCATTGTCGGTGAGCAGCCGATCTTCCAGGGCATCGGCCGAAGCGTTGGCGGCGTCCAGCTGGCGGCGCTCGGCGGCCTTGATCTCTCCCCGGTCGGTCTTGCTCTGGATCTCCGCGTCGCGCGCCTCACGGTCCATCTTCAGCTGCTCGCGCGCCAAGTCGTAGCGCTGCTGGGCGGTCAGGATGTCGTCCTCGGCGACCCGAAGCAGGCGCTGGCGGGCGCGGAAGATTTCCTGCTCGACGCGTTCGGCTCGGCGGGCTTCCCGCTCGGCGGCGCGTTGGGCGCTATTGTCGGTGCGGGTGCGGCCGGCTGGAACGGAAAGCGTGCCGGCGAAGTCATTGCGAGGTGTGCGGGGCGACGGCGGCGAGATACCGAAGGCAGCTACGGCGTTGGCGTCGATCGGATTGGCGTAATCCGGGAGGCTGTTGCCGGCACGGATGTCAGCGGCCGCTCGGAACGTCCTTCCGGAGACGACCGACCCGACAGCGCTGCCTATGGCGCGGAGGGGGCCCATGACGCCGCCTTCCTTGATGCCTGTGGTGACGCCGTCGCCGTACATGGCGTCCACACGCGTCTTCCAGGTCTGGGCGCGCTCGATAAAAGCGTTCAGGCCCCGCAGCGCGTCAGCGATGTAGCTGGTGAAGGTCAGCACTTCGTCTGACAGTTCGATGAACGCCCCGGCGAGCTGGATGCCGATCACTTGCGCCAGGTCTTCCATCTGGCCTTGGGCTTCCGATCCTTTACGGATCAGGTCTTCGTCCATCACAAAGCCGAGGGCTTGCGCCTCATCCCTCAGCCTAGCGACTTCCGCCGAACCGTCGCGAAGTGCCGAGGCGAGCGGACCAAGGCCCAGCCGCTCAGCAATCGCCGCGCGGTCGCTTTCGCTCTTCAGTGACCCGATCCGGTCAACCACCTCATCAAGCGCCGCCTCGACGTCCTTGAAGCCGCGAAGGTCTTCCGGATCTAGTCGTAGGGCTGCGAAGGCCTTCACATCCGCCTTCGATAGTTCGGCGGCGGCAGAGGCAAACTTGTTGGAGAAGGTCTCTAGCGAGCCACTGACTGCTGAAGCGTCCTCACCGGTCTTGCGCGCGACGTACTGCCATTCCTGAAGTGCGGCCGTGCCGATCCCAATGCGCTGGGCCGAGTTGGCCAAGTCGTCGGCCATCTTGAGGCTGGCCTGGCCGAACTGCACCGCAATGGCGAGGCCAGCGGCCGCTACGGCGGCGACGGCGGCAATCCCGACACCAATTGCTTTGCCCATCTTGCCGAACGAAGCGCCGACCTTGTCCGCTCCTGCGGTGGCGTCCCTCTCCATGGCGCCGACGGCTTGTTTCACGTCGGTCTCGGAATCGCGCAGATCCTGCTTCAGCTTGTCGCGTGTGGCGCGCAGCTCCCAAGAGGCGCTGCCGACTACAGGGCTGTCGGTCATGCCGCCTCCAAAGAAAAAGGCCCACCGAAGCGAGCCCTGGTAGGATCAATGTCGTGGGCGCTAGTCGCGCCGTCTGGTCGTCAGGAGGATCGTGCCGACGATGAGGGAGGTCGAACCCAGGACCAGCATCTGTGTCTGCAAGGCCAGAAGCTGCGCGGCGCTGCCAAGGCCCAACGTTTGTGGCGGGCCGGCAAGGGCCAGAAGCCCAAAGCCGCCGAGAGCGAGGCCCAGCAGCACGAGGATCCAACCGGCGATCAGCTTCAGCATTCGTCTCTCCCGAAAGAGCGACAGGCTAGGGCGCCGCGCCCTCATCCGACAAGTCCACGATCTCGACGCCATAGACACGGGCGATCCGGTTGAACTCGGCGTCGGCCATGGCCTCGGCGTCAGAGGCCTTGCCGGACGGGTCGAAGAACTCACGGAAATAGTGCTGCGGCCCTGACAGCGTCGGCTCCCGCTCAACAGCGAGACGAGCGACCATCCACCCGGTCCAGAGGGCCGAGGCTGCTTCACCGCGTCCGCGCTCGGTCAGGATCATGCCGAGGCGGTAAGGCGTCAGCTTCCAGAACTCGGCTTCGGACAGTCCGCCTTTCAACGCCGCCCGAAGAGCCGCCTCCACAGCGTCGGCCGGCGCGTCGGAGGGTTTGCGGGGCCAGCTTCGGCGGACCTCCCGGCCGGGCCGTATTGGGCAAGCTCCCAGGCATCCCAGCAGGCTTTCATGCAGGGCGACAATGGGAAGACGGCGACCGGGGCCGCGATCACGTCCGCCTTGGTGATGGCGCCCGAGGTGAGAACCTCCAGCAGATCGCCGAGAGCCGACGACGCCCCGGCGCGGCCCTTCTGGAGCACCTTGAAGCGATCCAGCAGCCAGTCGTGGCCCTTGGCGTCCAAGGCGGCGAAGGTCAGTTGCAGGGCGACCTGCCGCCCATCCGGGAGCGGCAGGCGCACAATGCCGAGGCGGGCGTCGTTCATATTACGGCGTGACGTTGCCGCGAGTGGGCTTTGCGTCGGGAGTGATCGAAACCGAATACGTCACCACGCCGTTGACAGGCGCTGCGAGCGTGACCACGGGGACGCCTTTGAAAATCTGGGCCTTCGTTCCGCGCTTCAGGCGCCATCCCAGACTTTCGTTATCGTCCGACGCCTCCAAAATGGCGATCTGCGCTTCATCGGTCGGCTCGTCATGCATCGTGAAGGTCAGCGGCGTGTTCGCACGGGGACCGGAGATGCTTTCCGTGGAGCCGGGAGCGGTGTCGAAGTCTGTCACGTCGATGCGGTTCTCGGAATATCCGAGGCCGTTGGCCACGGTGACACCGGGCACATTCGTCCAGTCCGGGGTTCCGGTCGCTGACAGGTCTACCTGCAGCTTCATGTAGCCTTGCGCCAGGGTAGGCATGGTCAGAAGTCCTTCTTCAGTTGGAGACGGAGCGGGACACGCCGGCCGACCAGAGAGGGGTCAGTGGTCGGCGACGCGACCGGCCCCGTGGCGATCGCGGTTGAGCAGGATCCGCCTTCGACCTCGATCTGTGAGGCCTGGAGGTGGAAGAGATCGCGGATGTCGCGGCCCAGCGCATCGATGGCGGCTGTCGAGCCGGTGTCGCGAGCGTAGAGGCGGACATCCTGGGTGATGTCACGGATGGTCTCGGTGAAGGTGCTGGCGTCGGTGTCGGCCGACGGCGCGGCGATCACCAGGGCGGCTTTGTCCGAGAACTGAAAGTCGTCAGGGGCGCGGTCGTTGAAGATGGCGGCGCCGCCTTGGAAAATGTCCAGCCGCTCGATGATCGACATGGAGCCGTTCAGGCGCGCGAAGATGGCGGCGGTGCTGTTCATTCCCTCGCCCCCCTGACAAACGCCTCGGTCAGCTCGCGCTGGTTCTCTTTCGCCGGCACATCCATGAAAGGGCGAGCAGCGATGCGCTCAGTGCCGTTGTGGAGCGGAAGGGCATAGGCGGCGTTGGCGGTGACCGTCCCGACCTTGGCGTCCCCGTCGGCGCGGATGGTCGGATCGGCATTCGTGTTGGCGACCAGATTGCCGAGGTCGCGGGCAGGAGGCTCGCCGGGCGCCGAGGCCTGATGCTTGCCGTATTGCTTCCCGGTTCCGGCGCGGTTCAGCACGTCGGTCTTCAGGATGCGCTCGTATTCGCCGAGGGCCTGTCGAAGGCCACCTTCAGCGGCTCGATCTGACATGGCGTCGATGACGCCGAGATCGAGCGTGACCTTCGCCACTATCGCGCCTGGAGTTTGTAGAGGGCCGCCGCCGGGTCGCCGGTCTTGGCAATGACGTCGAAGGTCGTGGGCAGGAGGCCCTTGGCGGGGTCAGGAGCGGTGATCCGATGGCCTTTGGCGGGGATGACCCCGGACGGGAGGCTGGCGCCCAGGACAAGCACCTGACGATCAGTGGCGGGGATGCCCAGCGTCTGCCGCCTGTAGTCGCTGTAGTCGGTCAACAGCACCTTGCAGGGATAGACCGTCGCGGGGCCGGTCTTGAACCCACCCTGGCCATCGGGGACACGCGCGCCAGGCACCGTCAGGGCGCCGTCTTCGAAGTCGTCGCCGAAGTCTTCCAGCGCCTCGTCCGCGACGCCATCCAGAATGCTCATAGAGGCCACTTCCTGATCGCAATGAACTCGTCGCAGCGGCACGCCACGATCTCGGAGGCCGGCGCGCCACGCGAGGTGTCGCCGGGGAACATCATCTGGGCACCGCTCGGACTGGTGAACGGCATGTCGAGCGCGCGAACTTCCTGCCCGTTCATGGCGTCGTGGGTGTCGCGCTGGCGTCCGTCTTCCGTGGTGGACCAGCCGCGCACGATGTCCATGACGTCGATGCGGCCGTCATCGGCGAGCTGCTGATATGCCTCATGCTTGGCGGCGCGGATGGCGGGCAGGCCTTCGGTGCGCGCGATGACCTCGCCGCGCAGGCGGACCAGGCGGGCAGAGTAGCGGGTGACGGCCGTGCGCGCGATCTCGGGCGGGACGGGCTTGCCGGTCTGTATGGCGCGGGCCACGGCCTTGTCATAGCGGCGGTCGCGCTGGTTGCGGGTCAGATAGTTGCGCAGCAGGGCAGGGTCCGTCGACGCCAACTCGGCGCGGGCGGTGGCGACATAGTCTCGATAGGGACCAGACAGACCGATCAGGCCGCCTTCGCGGTTCCCAGTGGCTCGGCTGGTGCGTCCGACCAGATCCAGCGCCACAGAGCGAGGACCGGCGCCGCGCGCCATGCCGTCAGCGAGGAAGGCGCGGGCCTGGTCGATTTCCCCCTGTGTCAGGCGGGTGATGAGCGTGGCGGCGGTCTCGCGGATGATCGCAGCGGCACGCTGGTTGCCGGGGTCGAAGCGGAAGCCGATCGACACAGCGGCCGGCATGGTGGCGACGGCGCCTTGGCCCCCTGCGGTGAAGGCCTCGACCAGCTTGGCTTCCAAGGGCTGGAACGCGGCCCGGTCGATGTGCATGGCCTGCATGGCGGCGTCGAGGTCGCGCCGTTCCAGGGCCAACAGCAGCTTCTGGATTTCAACCTGACGGGTCAGGTCGCGGATCGCCGTCATGAAGGCCTGGGCGACCTCTTGGCCATACTTCGCCGTCAGCTCCCTGAAGAGCCGTTTTTGAGACGGGCGTCTGGCCATGGGGTTTAGGGCTTGAGCGCCCGTGCGTGGCGCGCCGCTTCCATCATCAGATCGAGATAGGCTTCAAACTGAGCCCGGGCGACTTCGATGATCTTCTGCTG